GCTTCCAGTAATTTTTCATGTAGCTTTTCTACATAGCCATCAGCTTTAGAAGTACCACCAGCAACAACAATTTTGATATCATCTTTAAACTTAGGTAAAGATTTATGTCCAGACAATGCTGAAGATAATTGTTTAGCTGTATATTCTATTAATCTTTCATAATAGGACGATACTGCACTTAGTACAGGACTATCGTTAGCCTCACCTACTTTAAAGTTACCACCCTCTTTCTCTACCTGTACAACACTATCAGGCTCTCCTGTAGCTACAGCACTCATGCGGTCTACCCAATCACCTGACTTCGTAGTACTAAAGACTACTGTTGGCTCACCATTAAGCATAACGCAAACATTAGTCATACCAGCACCACAACTAATTCCAATACCAGTATAATCGCTATCTTCTAGTTCAGCATAGCATAATGCTTCAGCTTCGTTTACTGAACGAGCATCGTAGCCTACTTCTGATAAAATAGTTTTCACTACATCTTCGTGATAACCTACATCAAAATCATCATCTTCTTGATCTACAGGTTGTGCAGGTACGCAGAAGACCAATTTTTCCCCTGACTCGCTGGCCTTTCCGACTACTTCTTTTAATATGTATGCTAATATTCTTTTGGCATTTTTTTCTTTTACAGAAACAACACCACGATACATAGGACGACGAGCAGTTTCATTTCTCTCTACTGCTTTTTCTATTGCGTCTTTACCTAATATTACGAACGATCCATCTGTATCTTTAATAAAAATTTTACCCTTCAAGCCCTTCTCAACCATCTTCGCTGCGATAGGAGTAGTTGGCTTTATGACGTAAAAAGCATCTCTAAAATCTTTGAATATAATATTATCGCCTTCATAGGAAGAAGCTATAATAAAACTTGTGCCTACATCTAATCCAATCATATTATTTACCTTTCATACTTTTTAGTTTATTTACTGAACTTGATATATCGCTTTTAACTTTTTTAGAGTCAGCTATTTTATCAAATTTCTTTTCTAGTCCCTCAGTATCAACTTTAAGGACTACTTTCGTATCGTCTATTTCTATTGAGTTATTTTTGGGTTTGGGTTTGCCTTGACTTTTTAGAAAACTTGTAGGGGCAGCAAAATCTGCTTGACTATTTCTTGATATAAATATATAACCTAATCCTGCTCCTAAAGCAAAAACTAGGATATAGCTACACACCAATACAGAACATAGTATAACAGTTAAGACATCCATGATTACTTTCTGAATTTGTCCATATTAGAATACCCCACAACAGACTTTATTCTCTTGCCTTTGCTAAAGAATATAGAATAAGGTACTTTACTTACACCGTATTTACCAGCAAGTTGCCTGTCTTTATCTATATCAATAATACATATAGTTGTATTTTCAAACAGATTAGAGTATTTGGTTAAGTCTTTTTTCAGATTTTTACATGGGCCACACCAACTGGCAGTAAAAATTAGTATCAAATCTTGATCTAATGCTTCTGATACAGCCACAGCATCTTTATAATCCGTTTTAAATACTGGTGGATTAGCATAGCAATTTATGCTTAATATACAGCATAATGCTGCTAATAATAGTGTTTTCATAATAATCTCCTTATTATTATATACACTTTTTAGTTAACTTTACCGAGTATCCTACCTCTCTGTGTTCGTACTACATATCCCATGCGAACCATGTAGGGTTCGATGCTATTCTCTATCGTTTCCATCGCTATGCCGGTCATACCAGACAGGCTTTTTAAACCAAGAGGGTTCAGCCTATTCTTTTTTAACACGTTGATATACTTAATGTCATTGCAATCAAAACCATGCTCATCAATACCCTGACTATTAAAGATAGTATCTATATCCCTTTCCTCTGGATAATAATCTATATAATTTTTATACCATTGCAATCTAGCATTTAAAATCCTGGGAGTACCTTTACTACGTTTAGCAATTTCTATCATCTCTTCATTATTTAAATTTAATCCCATCTTATCTGCATTCGACCCTACTAGTTTGGCTAGGACATCAGGACTATAAAAAGAAAGATGTTCTTTAATTGTAAAGCGATCATAGAAAGGTTGACTTAAACTGCCTCCGCTAGTTGTGGCACCAACCATAGTAAACATAGGCAGATCAATAGACTCTGGTTTATTTTCTACCAACATATCAATTCTAAAATCTTCCATTACAGGATACAAAAATTCTTCAACTAATTTTGGCAGTCTGTGGATTTCATCAATAAATAATACTGATCTAGGTTCCATACCCATTAGATAAGGCATAAGATTTTTGACACTTCTAACATTAGCGGCATTGACTGTATAGAGATTAACACCCATCTCATTAGCTATGGCGCTCGATATGGTGGTCTTACCTAAGCCGGGAGGCCCGTCTATTAAAACATGAGGCAATACTTGACCTGAGTTTTTACAACCGCTTGTCATAATCCTCAGACGCTTCACAACATCATCCTGACCCATGATTTCATCAAACGATGTGGGTCGAATACCATTAGACATAACTTGCTCCAAAATTCTTTAAGGCATACTTAACTAACTCAGAGCAGTCGTCTGAATTAATTTTATCAAAAGATTGTCTAATCATATCTTCTGCTTCAGCAGCTTCATATCCTAGACTACACATAGTTTTAACACACTGATTGATAGTGTCAATAGACAAAGTATTCTCAGTGACTTCAGGTTTGTCCTGACTATAAATTATATCTATATTAGATATGGTTTCTGGTTTAATAACTTCTAAACATTCGCAAATAATTTGAAAGTCTTTTGCTTGCGTTTCTCTTAAAAATAACCAGTGAGAACAACCACAATTTTCACAGATATATTTAAAACTTATATCATACTCAATCGGTTTCTGTCGATTCTTCGTCATCATCCAACTCATATTCTTTCTTTACCCAAAATATAAAATCATTTTTCTCGTCATCAAATGCTGTGTGTAGAACACCTCTCTTAACCAATCCGTGTACGATATTAGAAACCATTCTCTGATTTAGTTGTATTAAAAAATCATCGTAATCATTATCCTTAACATACATACGATTTTCTTCTGTAAAAATCATAGGTTTAAAAATACTTTTACATTCATCATAAGGTAATAATAAATCCATCTCTGGTTCTGTGTCTGGGCCTATGTTATCAATTTTTTCTAAAAAAGTTGCATCATCCATATTCGATGTTTCTTCATCAAAATTATAATATACTAGTTTTCTGCTAAAATTAATGATTTTCTTTATGCTTACTATTTCGAGCCAATCATCTCTATCCATTTTATCACCTTAATTTAGTATGTCGAACATACCTCTATAATGATTTGGTTGTTTTAAAACGTGTGCAGCATTTGCTGATAGATGTTTTTTATATTCTTGCTCTAGTTCATCATGTACAAAATATTTAGTTTTCCATAAGCCTTCTGAGTAATGATTGCTGCCGAGGTACATAAAATACTTTTCGTAGTTCAATGTACCTTTCGACAGCGCATCACTCACAGGAAACTTTTTGGATTGATCTTTTTGAGGTGTGTTGCTAACTATCCACGTATTAGCATTTTCTTCATATATCTCTTTTATGGCTTGAGACAACCATGCTTCCCAAGTATTCCAATCGAATTTAAAGTTTTTAGGATAGCCATATTCGTTATATTCTTCAGGATAGTTCTGATAATCATCATCGTCATAGTCATTATGTTCTGGGTCTTTATAATAATCAGACATGATTTCGCTCCATAAAGGACTGCGGGATACAGTATAGGCATTATATTATACCCCGCAATCCTACTAAGACAAGTTATTAAAATTCTTCGTCTTCATCATCTTCAAACTGATCCCAATAGTCTTCATCATACTCGTCATAAACTGTTGAGTATTCATCATCATCAACGTAAGAATCTGCTTCAAACTCAGCCTTATAAAGAGGCTTTGGCAATTCTCCCTGATAAAGACCGACTACTTCATATTTGCAAGTACGAAGTTTTTCACAGTTGCAATCACTAGGGACACTGACAACATCTTCAGGATTGATTTTAACAATCACAATATTATCACCAGCATCCACGCTGCCATAATTTGCAACATAGTTTAATGCCCCAGCATGAAGTCCAGCAGAACATCCTCTACCTCTATTGTCGTCTACCTTTGCTCGACGCATTTCGCAGACCTGACCAACCTTATTGTCGAATGTTCCTTTCCACTTGTCTTTAAAGTCACTATTGACTGCCTTGTATGCAAGGAAGCACCCATCTTCAGTGATAGGAAGGTTCTCATGCTCCAAGAAGTCATACAGTTCTTGCTGACTCTGCATACTTGGATTCTCCATAAGATTTTCCAAAAATTTTACAAGAGGCTGGAAAGGTAAACCCTTACTCATAAACTCTATAATTCTCTTGCTGATGCTACCGTGAACTTCTTCACCCTCAAACATCACCTTTCCATTTACGATTGATACTTGTCCGTCACTAAAAGTAGCAACAGCTTTCTCAATGTCTACCAGTTCTAGCAACTCATCTTCTGTTGCTGTTGGTAGTGCTTCCAGAATCAACTTGTAATTAGTATGATCTGGAATTACTTGGTGAGCCTTATTCTTTAAGATCACTGTCAAGTTACCATCAACCCACATAAAAGGAACACTCATAATTTAAACTCCTGTGAAATAAAACCTAAACCAAATTTCCTACTGTTGTTC